CACCCCCTCACTCTCTCAGTCACTCTCTCAAAAGAAATCCGTCGGGTCGTCGGGTCGGGTCGTCGGGTTAGACAATAAAGAGCTGTATAGGTCTATTATAACACGAGATAACACATCACAAAACACACTCCAGGGGGGCTGTAACGCTGTACCAGGACTGCTTGTTCCTATTCCGAGCTGCTTGACATGATGGTTTACATTTGGTAAATTATAGTCATACACTTAAATTAAGGAGGAAGATATGTCAGAAAGACAACTACCATTTAAATGTGAGGTTCTAGATCAAGGACCTGTAGAGGTAACCAATCCGTTTAGTGGCGAAAGCTATACGCTTGAAGCTGATGCTGTCGCTGTTTACGATACGATAATCGGCGCTCAGTTTATGAAGAATGTAGACTACGATTTAGTGCGGAAAGGTCTTGACTGGTTTGCTGAATATGAACCAGAAGCCTATATGGTGCTACTTGACTAAGTCGGGAAGCAGGTCGGGATCTCTCGCTGGGATCCTGATCGCTCTACGAGGTAAGTATTAACACAATAGTAAACACATGTGCCAGGGGATCCAGGGGTTCAAAGTAGTTGTTCTGATCCCGATCTAAATAAAACCAAAAAAACTCTTGACAACATGTTTACTGTGTGTAAACTATATAAGAACCAGCAGGGGTTAAGTCAGCAAGGTCTTCGCAAGACATTAAAGTACACCCGAAGGTTAGTGGGTAGCGCCCACTAGGTGGACGGAAACTGACTAAGCTGGTCAACTGGTCCTGAGTGACTCAGTAACCGTAAAGAGAAGTGGGACAAACCAAAAGGTGTTTAAATGCGAGGTCATCAAAAGCTACCATATAACCAGCAGGAGAGTAATTACTCCTGGCAGCAGCCCAGTAGTGCGTAGAGGGGTTTGGTTAACGGGAACTGAGAAGCAAGACTGGACCGTTGTCCCCACTTAATTATAAGGAGAATTATGAAAAGAGAAGAAGAAGAGCGTATCATTTCGCATCTAGAGGAGATGTTTCCTGAGGGATCAACAGCCTTTACTGAAGTTACCAAGGTGTCGAAGTCTGGTATGTCCAGGCATATTAAAGTACTGATGCCACGAGGTGATCAAATAGAAAACCTTTCTTGGTATGTTGCCAAGCTATTAGGCTGGAAGTACAAAGACAACACACGTTCTATTTTTGTGCAGGGTTGTGGAATGGATATGGGGTTTAATACTGTTTACACATTAGCGCAAGCCCTGTATGGTGATGGCTACGCTATCAAGCAGAGATGGCTATAATGTTTGAGCTGTTTATTATGTGCTGCTTACTTGCGTGGTTGGCTGACAATTCGGGATCGGGTCGGGATCCATAAAAAGAGTAATCGGGTCGGACTGTCGGCAACAAGTAACACACAATAACACAAACACCCGAAGCCCTGGCAATTGTATGTATTTCTAATTTTTTCCTTAGTAAGCCAGGGCAGAAGGTGTCAGAAAAAAAACAGGGTTTATTTCATAAAAGACTTGCATTATTGTTTACTATCTGTAAACTAATAGGTACTAAGGAGTTAATTATGAAATATGAATTTGTAATTAGAGATAGGAATGGCGCTGTTGTTTTAGCTGGTGCCGAGACTGAGTTACGAGACTTAGTTGTTAATGGGATACAAGTTGTTAGAGATAGCAGTTTGGATGTGCAAGACACTAGACAAGTGTTAGGACATACTGACATTAATAATGTTATGCATTTAATTAGAGGAGAAACTAATGACTGATGTCTATAAATATCTTGACGACTTACGTGATAGTGGAGTGACTAACATGTATGGTGCAGGCCAATACTTACAGGAAGAGTTTGGTATGGATAAGTATGAAGCAAGAGAAGTTCTTGCCAATTGGATGAGAACTAAACAGGAGGAATAAAACACAAGGGTTACTCCTTGAGGGCAGACTTCGGTCTGCCTTTTTTTGTGCCTGAAAAACTAGGGACTCTATTGGTCAGACTGTCGGGAATGCAATCGGGTTATCGGATCGTGGGGCCCCCCCTTGCTGCGCGCGGTATATACACAATACTTTACACAAGATTACACACACTCAAAAATCAATTTTTTCACAAACGGGTCCCATACGGGGGTAGATATGTTATATTTTCATTTGGGTTTGGCTGCTGAGGTAAGCTATACGTTCTAGCTCTTCTCCACGACTTCAGTAGTCTTTCCCTTGCAAAAATATCTTTATCCAGTTAGTATCACGATATGGAACCACAAATGATGAATCAGGAGTTATCAGGTATGACCGCTCCCGATCAGATCCAAGCCGAGATAGATAATCTCTCAACCGAAGAAAAACAAATGGCCAAACAGTCTCTTATGGAGATCAGAGCAATTATTGAACAACTAATGGCTCAAGGGGCAACCGAAGAAGAAATTATGCAAATGTTAGCTGACCTAGGTATTACTATGGAGCAGTTAGAATTTGCTGAACAACTGTTCTCAGAGAATAACGAACTAGGTATTAGCATCTAATGTTTTTTAGGAACCTACTCAACAGAACGCGTGGCCGTCAGAGGATGATGAACGCAGGGCGTATGGGTAGTCGTTTCTTACCACAAGCCAACAAAGGCATTATGAGTATGATGAACCCAAACATGCAAGCAGGTTTAGGTATGACACCAAGTATGAAAGCAAGGATGATGGGCTTACCAGATCCAGTAGGCTTTAAGCTACCTCCACAACCAGGTGGCAGTATGCCAGGCATGCGGTCTGATATTATGCCTCGTGACCCAGGCTTTGGTGTCAATATGCCGAAGCGTCCACCAATTATGCCAGGACCAATTGGTATGAAAGATGGTGGTGAAGCTAAACAATACCCTAACGCGGGGTTAGCAGCACTAGCCGAAGAAGCTCCAGAAGTAGTCAAGCGTATGGGCTTTGCACCAGGTGGTGAGGCTATCAGTCTATTTGAAATCTATCAAAGATTAAACAGAAGTATGGGTAGCTTAAGCAAAGATGAAATGGATTTGCTCAAAGACCTGTATTCAGACGGTAGATATTCAGCTGGTGATATGATTCAGAAGATCAAGGATTTTAGATCAGGTACCTACATGCCACGAAAGTTTGAAGACTTAGAGACTAAAACCAATAGACTATCGAGAACTATGGGAACTGGTGAAACTGCTCGTGCTAAAATGCCAAACAACTTAAAGTCTTTGGTTAGGGGTGGTTTAGGCACACTTACCAGACTACCAAAGTTTAGCGTGCCATCAGCACTAGCAGGTTTCGGCGCAGGCTATCTACTAGATAATATGTTTGCGGATGAGCCTGAACAAGAAATGCCTATCATGCCAAGAGGGGAAAGTATGGAAATTATACCCAACCGAGATATGACAAATTCACGTCAACTTGATGCACTAAACGTTGGCCGTACCATTTCAGAACAAGATCGTCAATTAGTGAAAGATACGTTGGGCATAACTAATATTGAATCTATTTCTGATCGTGATATTTATTATTTGTTGCAAAGCATACAAAACAATCCAAATTTGCAAACTGAAATAGACGGTTTACTGGACTAACATGAATGGCTACCAAAGAAGAATTCAAAGCATCAGTCCAAAGGCTCAAAGACCTACAAGCTAACCGTAAAGAATCAGGGGCACAAGAACGTGCCGAAATACAAGCACTTATAGACGCAGGCGACACTCGTGGCGCTTATCGACGTTTTGAAGAACTACCCATCCTTGATCAACTTGCCATCAGTTTAACACCAGGTATAGGTGATGCTTTGGCTGTTTTTGAAACTGGTGAGTTTGGCACTAGAGCAGGTGAGCGTTTTGAGCAAGACGATATCTTGGGAGGACTTGGTAATGCTGCCTTGTCAGGCTTAGCAGGAGCTTCAACCATACCAGTTATCGGCGCACTCCCCACCGTCGCTAAAACTCTAACCAGAGTAGCTAAAACAGCTGAAGATATGCCAGGCAGTAGCTTGGGTGGCGCTTTGGTTGAGAAAGCACCTAATGAGTATCGAGGTACAAAACTGGGTGAGGGTGTCAATATTGGGCTCAAGTCGCCTAACCTTGAAGCACTTAGAAAAATGAATCCGACCAAAGAACGTGAGCTCAAAGCTTTGGTCACACGTTTGGTCAAAGAAAACCCAGGCAAAGCTGGTGAGTTGCGTGCTTTAAATGTAATAGAAGATATCAAACCTGGTAAGTTTAGTGGTGATCGTATTGTACTCACTACCGAAGTACAAAAGTTTTTTCCCAACCCCAACAAAGTAACAGCAGGTGGTTTAGATTTATACATGACCAGCAAGATGCCTGATGCCCTTCAAATGCGTGAAGCACCTGGCATCATTAACAAATCAGCTGGCTTGGCAACCCCTAGGTCGCAAGAACGTCTTTATGGTGTCAAGGATTTGGAGCTCAAAAAACCAAACGATCACACCACACAATTTTTTATTGGGGATGATTTAAAAGACAACACTATTGCTTTTGATAGCGTTGAGATGCCCGAAGTCCCGCCTGGTTATCCGTCTGTTTTACGAGTTAATAGACTGCAAAGCGATTATGGCGAAGAGTTGTCTAAAACATCACGTAACCGTAAAAATTTAGGTTTTAAAAGTTCTAACCCATTCGTGATGCCTGAAGTCAAAATACCAGAAGAAGTTATGAAAATGGCTGAAGATTTAAAAGCAGCAGTAAAAGAAAGAAACGCAACCGCAGATCAACTAAATGCTAGTAAAGAATACGATTTAGACTTTTTATTTGAAGATGTTCAGGGTTCTGTTTTGCCTAAAGCACGAGTTCAACCACCAGAAAATTTTCAACCACCTGTTGAGATTGGACAGAAAGCTCAAGAACAAGCTAGAAAGATTGACGATATTATGAATAAAATAAGGGGCAGTTTGAAACAAAACAACCCTGATTTATTTGATGCTGGCTACTTTAAAAATATTGAACTTAAAGATTTTCTTGATTATGCCTCATTAGCACCTGGCAAACGTAAAATTTATGACCGCAATTTACACTACGGCATAAAAACCAAAGACTTAGGCGGTATTAGTGAAGTACCAATTGAATCTGAATATTATGGTGGATTTCCATATTTGGGTTATAGGGTTATCAAAAAAATAGATACAGACACAATAGATAAGCAAATAGGCAAACTTAATTTGGGTGATAGTGATTTGGTTTATAAGAAAGACCCCTTCCAAGAAGGTATGACTTCACGAACCCACGTCTTTCCTATCAGGGCTATGGTCAACGAAGCTGCGCAAGCGACAGACGCTAAATTGCTAGAAATACCAGTTGGTAAGCTCAGAAAAAGTGGGGAAATAGGGGGTAGTGGCAATAGTGCTGCCACAATTTTTAAATACTACGAGGATATGTTTGATGAGTTAAATAAAATATCTTCTGAACTTGAGTTGCCAACAGGAAGTGTTTTTAAAATAGAAGACTTTACAGAAACTTTACGAGTCAAAGATCCCGTAGGCGGCTTGAATATGGACAAAGATTTTGATCTTGATACTATTAAAATAGACTTAGATGCTGTACGTGAAGCTTTGGCAGACGGAAAACAAATATCAGCATTCAAACGTGGAGGACCAGCAAATATAGATTCGTTATTGAATAATTTATGACATTACAAAGCTTATCAGATGCCGAGCTTAGAGAGGCGCTGCTCCTACAGGAACGACTAGAGTTACTGAAAAAACAAGAAGTCTGTCAAGAAGGCTTTATGGATTTCATTCAGCACATCTGGCCAGAATTTATTTGTGGTCGCCATCATAAGATTTTCGCACAAAAACTAGAAGATATTGCAACGGGCAAGATTAACCGCTTGATTGTTAATATGCCACCCAGACACACAAAGTCTGAGTTTGCCTCAACCTATTTCCCTGCTTGGGTAATGGGTCGTTTTCCGAACAAAAAAATTATGCAGACCACCCATACAGGTGAACTTGCTGTCAGGTTTGGTCGTAAAGTCAGAAACTTAATGGATACTGAAGAGTATTCTGCTATCTTTCCTAACGTCCAGTTATCAGCCGATTCCAAGTCAGCTGGGCGTTGGGAAACCAATAAAGGGGGCGAATACTTTGCTGCTGGTGTGGGCGGAGCTATTACGGGTCGTGGTGCGGACTTACTCATTATTGATGACCCACACTCAGAACAAGACGCTTTGAGCATGACAGCTATGGAAAGTGCGTGGGAATGGTACACTTCTGGACCTCGTCAACGTTTGCAACCGAAAGGAGCTATTGTTTTGGTCATGACTCGTTGGAGTCAAATAGACTTAACACAACGATTATTGGATGCGCAGAAAGAACCCTTAGCTGACCAATGGGAGGTAATTGAGTTCCCTGCTATTTTTCCTGATAGCGATAAACCACTCTGGCCTGAGTTCTGGTCTATGGAAGAACTGCTCAAGGTTAAAGCATCTTTGCCTGGCATTAAATGGAATGCTCAATGGATGCAAACCCCAACTGCTGAAGAAGGGTCAATAATTAAGCGTGAATGGTGGAATGAATGGACACATGACAGTCTTCCTGCTGTACAATACATTATTCAATCCTATGATACCGCATTCAGCAAAAAACAAACTGCTGACTTTAGCGCTATTAGTACTTGGGGTGTATTTAGACCTTCAGAGGATGCCCCTGATTCGATTATTCTTCTTGATTGCCAGAAAGGGCGCTGGGATTTTCCAGATTTAAAAAGGATCGCTCAAGAAGAATATAAGTATTGGGAGCCAGATATGGTACTAATTGAAGCTAAAGCATCAGGCACACCACTTACGCACGAGCTTCGTCGGCTTGGGATTCCTGTCGTCAACTATTCGCCATCTCGTGGTCAAGACAAACATTCACGTATGCACTCAGTTGCGCCAATTTTTGAGTCAGGATTAGTTTGGGCACCACAAAAACAATTTGCCGACGACATGATTGAAGAGTGCGCTTCATTCCCGTTTTCAGCGCATGACGACCTCTGTGATACAATGACGCAAGCTTTGATGCGTTTTCGTGAAGGTGGCTTAGTGTCGCTGGGGACAGACTACGAAGAAGACGACAAAGCCCAAATTAAAAAGGTATATTACTAGTATGATCATCTTTTACATGACTGAATACGAAATAGACGGAGTCTTAAAAGATGGACCAATTATTGCTGCACCTTCATTAGAGGTTGCTAATATACAGGCAAAAGAACTAAAATTAACAATAGTCGGTGAGATGTTTCCATACCGAGATATCGAAGACGAAGAAAATAAGTATTTACACTAATGGCAATAGAAAGACAAGACGGCACGCCAATCGTGCCAAGCACACCAGAAGAGCAAGAGTTTCTTGAAAACGTAGAATTAGTCCAACCAGAAAACGAAGAAGGCTTCGTCATGATGGAAGATGGGAGTGCAGTCTTAGAGGACGATCTGAACATACCGCAAGAAAGCAGTTTCGACGACAACCTAGCTGAATTGATTGAAGATAGCGAACTCAATCAAATAGCTGACGATCTTATTGCTGGTATTGAAAAGGATAAATCATCACGTAAAGACTGGGAAAAAACTTATACTGATGGTCTTAAGTATCTTGGTATGAAGTTTGATGAAGACAGGTCAGAACCATTCGAAGGTGCGTCAGGAGTTATCCACCCTTTGCTTGGTGAAGCGGTAACTACTTTCCAAGCCCAAGCCTACAAAGAATTACTACCAGCTGGAGGTCCAGTTAAAACTCAAGTAATGGGTAACTACGATTCTAATGTGGAGCTTCAAGCCCAAAGAGTCAAAGAATTTATGAATTATCAAATAGTTCATAAAATGGAAGAGTACGATCAAGAACTAGATCAGCTATTATTTTACTTACCTTTAGCTGGTTCAGCGTTTAAAAAAGTTTATTACGATAGTGGCTTAGGACGAGCAGTATCTAAGTTTGTCGCACCAGAGGACCTTATTGTGCCTTATTACACAACTGACCTCGAATCCTGCTCACGCATCACAAATGTCGTAAAAATGTCTGAGAACGAAGTTAAGAAGCTTCAGGCTACAGGTTTTTATCGTAAAGTTGATGTGCAAACAGGAACAGAGGAACAATACGGACAAGTTTCAGAAGAGATAGAAAAATTAACTGGTATGCAACCAGGCTATGATGATGGCGAAGTAGCTGTACTTTATGAAATACACGCTAACTTAGACATCCCAGGTTTTGAAGATGTTGGGGCTGATGGCCAACCAACAGGTGTTAAGTTGCCTTATATTGTAACTATAGACTCTGGTTCCAACGAAGTCTTATCAATTAGAAGAAATTTCAACGAAGACGATCCTATGAAAAACAAAGTGGAGTATTTTGTTCACTTTAAGTTTTTACCAGGATTAGGTTTTTATGGTTTTGGTTTAACTCATATGATCGGCGGTCTGTCAAAGGCGTCCACATCCATTATGAGGCAATTAATTGATGCAGGTACCCTTGCAAACCTACCTGCTGGGTTTAAGACAAGAGGTATTAGAATAAGGGATGAAGACACACCCTTACAGCCTGGAGAATTCAGAGATGTGGATGCCCCTGGAGGTTCTTTAAGAGAATCAATCCAACCATTACCTTTCAAAGAACCAAGTGGGACTTTGTTAAATTTACTAGGTATCTTGGTTGATTCAGGCAAAACATTTGCCTCCATAGCTGAAATAAATACAGGCCAAGGTAATCCACAAGCACCAGTTGGCACAACTATGGCTTTACTTGAACGTTCAACCAAAGTGTTGTCAGCGATTCATAAAAGATTGCACAACGCTCAAAGAAAAGAATTTAAGCTACTGTCAAAAGTTTTCCAAGAATATTTACCAAATCAATATCCATACATGACACCACAAGGCAACCAAGAAGTAGGTGTTTCCGACTTTAATGATCGTGTTGATATTATTCCTGTGTCAAATCCTGATATATTTAGCACATCACAAAGAATTGCTATGGCACAAGAAATGATGCAATTAGTTAATTCCAACCCTAACATCCACGGTCCAGATGGTATTTATGAATCATATCGTCGTATGTACGCTGCAATTGGTGTTGATAATCCAGATACATTACTAGTACCACCACCAAGCAGAGATCCTAAACCTATTGAAGCAGGTATGGAAAACAATACCTTGTTACTTGGTCAACCAGCACAAGCTTTTGCTGAACAAAACCACGACGCACATATTGCTGTACACATGAGTTTACTTAACACACCACCAGTACAATCAAACGCTGCTGTTCAAGCTATGATACATTCACACATCATGCAGCATCTACAAATGAAAGCCGATGGTATTGCGCTGCAACAAATGCCACCAGAGTTAAGACAACAATACGAGAAAATGAATGCACAAATGCAACAGTTACCAGTTGGCGAACAAGAACAAATGCAATTGCAGATGCAGCAGTTAGTTGCCCAATTCTCAGCACCAATACTTGCTGAACTGGTCAATGAATATACTCAGAAGATATCAGCACCACAAGACGAAGATCCACTTGTTACCATAAGAAAACAAGAACTTGCGCTCAAAGGACAAGAGTTAGCACAAGAGCAACAACAGTTTATTGCTGACCAACAAAGAAGATCTGATGAAGCACAACGAGAAGATCAAATTGATGCTCAAAGAATTATGGTGCAAAAGGATATTGCTGATGAAAAAGCCAATATTACTAGAGAAAGAATGGCTATGCAGCAAGAAAAGCAAGAAAAAGATATGCAATTAAAAATACAAGATTTAATTCAAAAGTACCAAAAGTAACTTATAATACAAAAATGATTAAAAGAACTGATATTAGTAAACTCTCAAATCCTAAAGTTATGAAAAACAAAAATAGTTATAGCAACAAGGGAAGTGTTTCTTACGCTAAAAAACAAACTTTCAGTTCAGACACAACACCAAAACCAGGTATGGGCAAGGGCAAATCTAGAGGAGTGGGTATTGCTGAGTCTGGTACTAAGTTTTCAGGTGTGTATTAATGTCTGTAGTTTGGATAAGAGATAATTTAAAAAAATATCTGCGTGATAGACGTAAAGATATACAAGACACATTATTGGCTGGTGTCAAAGATATGAGCCAATATGAGTATCTACGTGGACAACATACAGCTCTGGTCCAGGTGGAGATAGAACTTAGAGAGCTGCTAGGAAAAGTAATAGAAGATGACGAAGAAAGAGAGCAGGGTAATAGTCCCTGATCATGTCGCAGCTCAAGTCGAGCAAGAAACTAAAGAAACAGGAGAGAAGGTTGAAGAAGCCTACGTTCCTGAAACGTCTAGGGTTTTAGACCCAAGTTTATTAGATAAATCCATTATTGAAAGAATGCCACAACCTACAGGTTGGCGTATGCTCATTCTGCCCTTTGCAGGTATGGGTCAAACCAAAGGTGGTATTCATCTAATACAAAACACAATAGACAGAGAAACACTAGCAACCGTTTGCGCATATGTTGTAAAAATGGGGCCTAGTTGCTATAAAGATGCGAAGTTTGAAGGAGAAGCTTGGTGTCAAGAAAAACAATGGGTATTGATAGGTCGATACGCAGGTGCCAGATTCAAACTTGGTGATGATGCAGAATGCAGAATTATCAATGATGATGAGGTGATTGCTACAATCCACGATCCTACTGATATCGTTGCAGTATAAGGAGTATTTATGTCAGAAGATGTAAAAAAAGAAGAAATTATTGATGAGGGTGAAGTTGTTGAGATTGAATCTGATACACCTGAACCTGAGTCAGAAGAAGCTGAACAACCACAAGAAGAAGTTCAAGAGGCTCAAGAACCACAAGGTGATGATGAGTTAGAGAACTATTCAGATCGTGTTCAGAAACGTATTAAAAATCTTACACGTAAACTTAGAGAAGCAGAAAGAGCAAGTGAATCAGCTTACACTTATGCCAATCAGTTACAGCAAGAGAATCAACAATTACAACAGAAAAGTGCCAACTTAGATAGATCGTATCTATCAGAAGCTGAAAATAGACTGAAGTCACAAAAGGCTCAAGCTCAAGCAGCTTTAAAAGGCGCTTATGAAGAACAAGACTTTGATAAAGTAGCTAAAGCACAAGATATTATTGCTAAGATAGCGGTTGAAGAAAGTAAAATTGAAGCTTCCAAATCTCAGCTTGAGTATCAAAACGAGCAAAAAGCACAAAACAACGAAGTCAATGTAGCGCAAAACGTCGTTCCACAACCACAAGCTATACCACAACCAGCTCCAGAACCTGATCCAAAAGCTCAGAGTTGGGCTGAAAATAATACTTGGTTTGGTGAAGACGAAACTATGACCATAGCTGCATTTAATATTCACCGTAAGTTAGTAGAAGATGAAGGATTTGATCCTAAGTCAGATGAGTATTATACTGAGGTGGATAAAAGAATACGTGAAGACTTTCCTCATAAGTTTGAAGAAAGAAAACAACCTTCACAAAGAGTTGCTTCAGCTGGCAGAGCAGATACTTCTGCAAAACCAAGTAAAAAGCAAGTTAGATTATCGCCTTCTGAGGTTCAGATGGCTAAAAAATTAAACGTACCACTAAGTGAGTACGCAAAGTTTGTTAAAAGGTAAAATATGACAGATAGAGATAACAAGGGCAGATTTGTAAAAGACAACAGAGTGGCCCGCTCTGCCGATACTCGTGATGCTAGCGCAGCACGCAAGCCTTGGGCACCCCCAAGCATGTTAGAAACCCCACCAGCTCCTCCTGGATACGTCTATAGATGGATCAGGGCTGAAGTGTTGAATAGTGACGACAAGAAAAACGTTATGGCTAGGACTAGAGAGGGCTTTGAGCTCGTAAGGTCTGAAGAAATAGGTGATTTCGAGTTACCAACTATCCAAGATGGCAAGCACGCAGGAGTTGTTTCTGTTGGTGGTTTATTACTAGCTAAGATTCCAGAGGAAACCAGAAACGAGCGTAACGCATACTATGAAAATAGAACACAAACAGCACAAGATGCTGTAGATAACGACCTCATGAAAGAATCCGATGCTCGTTCTCCGATAATGTCTCCAAGGAGAACTTCAAGTGTTACATTTGGAGGCGGTAAACGAAATTAATAAAGTAAGGATTTATTATGGCAAACCAAGATAAAGCTTTCGGGTTTAAACTAGTAGGCAACTTGTCAGGTGTTAACCAAAATAAGGTAACAGAGTACAATGTTGAATCTGGTTCAACTCAAGGCATATTTTCTGGAGATCCTGTAAAAATGCTAGCTGGTGGTTATATTGATGTAGCCGATGCAGCAGCAGATACAAAAATACTAGGTATTTTCAGAGGTGTTAAATACGTCGATGCCACATCTAAGGATGTAGTGCATTCAGCTTATTTCCCAGCTGGTCAAACAGCTACAGGGGATATCGTCGCTTATGTGGAAGACAATCCACATAATTTATATGAAGTACAATGTTCAGGTTCCCTCGCAAGAGGCGATATCGGTTCAAACGTTGATATAGACTATACAGCTGGTTCTTCCGTTACAGGACAGTCCGCAGCTGAGATTGGTAGTTCTGCTGGTGCAGGAGCTGCTAACTATAGACTTGTCGGTGTTTCAAAAGATGTTGAAAACAACGAACTAGGTAGTAATAACGTAAATATGATCGTTATGATCAACGAACATGCTTACAACCAGCAAGCTGGCATATAATAAGGAAGGAATATAATGGCTATTAACAGATCACAATTAGCAAAAGAATTAGAACCTGGCCTTAATGCCTTGTTTGGTATGGAATATGCACGTTATGACAACGAGCATGCAGAAATCTTCGATACTGAATCTTCAGACAGAGCTTTTGAAGAAGAAGTAATGATCGTCGGTTTCGGCAACGCACCAGTCAAGCCTGAAGGTGAAGGTGTTTCATTTGATAACGCAAATGAAGGTTTCACAGCAAGATACGAGCATGAAACAGTTGCTCTTGCTTTCGCTTTAACTGAAGAAGCAGTTGAAGATAACCTGTATGACAGACTTGGTTCAAGATACACCAAAGCTTTAGCTAGAAGTATGGCAAATACAAAGCAAATTAAAGCTGCAAGCATTTTGAACAATGCGTTCTCAACATCATTTAACGGTGGTGATGGTAAACCTTTGATTGCAGAAGATCACCCACTATCAGGTGGTGGAACTGGTGCTAACAGAGCGTCTACATTCGCTGACTTAAATGAAACTTCATTAGAAGATGCACTTATCAGAATTTCTACTCAGACTGATGACAGAGGTCTAGCAATTGCACTACAAGGGACAAAATTAATTATCCCACCACAGTTGCAGTTTGTTGCTGACAGACTTATGAACACACCAGGAAGAGTTGGTACATCTGATAACGACATCAACTCAATCAATAATCAAGGATTGTTGCCTGAAGGTTTTGTGGTAAATCATTACCTCAATGACCCAGACGCATTCTTCATTAAGACTGATGTACCTGATGGGTTCAAACATTTTGTGAGATCACCAATGTCAACATCACTTGAGGGTGATTTTGATACTGGTAACATGAGATACAAGGCTAGAGAGAGATATTCATTCGGATTCTCAAACTGGAGATGTGTCGATGGTTCACAAGGGGCATAACACACCTAATCTAAAGTGTAAGGGAGCTTCGGCTCCCTTTTTTTTTGACTTAATATTAGGAAAAAAGTATATTTACCTTGTTACATAAGATAGTATGAACTACATAGCAGATGTTAACGGTATATCTACATCACTATCAGATTCTCCCTGTACTGGTAGATGTAGCACCACTTGGGGCGATATAACTTGCCGAGCTTGTGGACGAACAGAAATACAGATAAGAGATTGGAATAAATATTCTTGTTTGCAAAAAAAATTGATAAACTTAAAAAACTCAACTAAATATGAAATTAGGCAAAAAATTGAATTTAAGAAAATGGCACACGAAGATAAAATAAAAGATATAGAAAACAAACTTTTTGCAGCTAGATGTTTAGTTGAAATGATTGGTGATCAATTAATGCAAACTTACGGTAAAGACCCAATAATTAAAGAAACATATAAACAAGTATTCGAATCGTTAGAGGCTTTGCAAAAAGCAAAAAAGAATTTGCCAGTTGAATTGGAAGAAACAGTATAATAAACTGTAATTCTAGGTATTTAATTGCTTGCAGACTGACCTAGCAGACAAGCCAAGACTGCAAGATAATAACCAAGGAGGTTATAATGGCAAAATCAACTTTTTCAGGTCCTGTAAAATCCCTGAACGGATTTATTTCAGCAGGCAACGGTGCTGTAGTAAGCTTAACAGCTGATACAACATTAACAGTAGACGATCATGCAGGGAAGGTTCTTCTTTGTAATGATGCAGATGGTGTATTCACACTTCCAACAATCGTACCAACCGTCCCAAGTGACGACAGCGATCCAAATCAACCTAATAATTTAGGTGCTTCATTTACCTTTGTAATTGAAACAGCAGCTACTGACTTAGATATCGTAACAGATGGTACCGATAAGTTTGTTGGTGGTCTTTATACTGGTGTCAATAACGCAACAGGTAAAACATTTATTTCAGGTGCAGATAACGACGTTATTACCTTAAATGGAACAACAAAAGGTGGTCTAGCAGGTAGCGTGATAAACGTTGTCGCTATGGCTGATAATAAATATATGGTAGAAGGAATTATATTAGGGTCAGGAACTCTAGTAACTCCGTTTGCCGACGCATAATAGCAGGTGATATATGTCTAGTAGATCAAATGGATCAGATGTAAAAGCAGCAACAACAACTAGCTCCGCAACAGGTGGAGTTAGTCTTGTTTCTGGTAGATCAAGATTGAGAGGCTATGTAATCGCTGGTGGAGCTTCAGATGGAACCGTTACATTTAGAAATGGTAGTTCATCTGGAGACACATTATTTATTGCACCTTGTAATGCAAACGATACAGAAACACTAAATATTCCAGATAATGGAGTCTTATTTGAAGATGGAATTCATGCCACACTTGCAAATATAGACCGTGTTTCAGTTTTTCATTCTTAATATATGGCACAAGAAGTCTCATCTATTTCACGAGTTGGGACTTCAGAGCCTTTTGAACTTCAAGTATCAAGAGGTCATGTCGCTTTCCACAAAACACAATTTAAGTTTGGCTTTAATGCTGATATAGACAATACTCTAGAAACCGTATGGTCTAGAGGTGGTCTATATTCATATTTAAGTTCAGCATCAGTTATAAAAGTATCTAGTTCTTCTACCTCAGACACTTCATCTGGAACAGGTGCAAGAACTGTAACCATTAGTGGTTTAGATGCAAACTATGATGAAATATCAGAAACTGTGACTTTAAATGGTCAAACTGCTGTAAACACTACAAATTCTTTTTTGAGAGTTTTTAGATTATTGGTCAATACAGCTGGGTCAGGTGGACAAAACGCAGGTGTAGTTTATGCGGGTACAGGAAGCGTTTCAAGCGGTGTGCCTGCTAATGTATATGGTGCTATAGAGATAGGCGATAATCAGTCTCTGATGGGTTTCTGGACTGTCCCACGAGGCTATACAGCCTACCTTAAGCAAATTGATATAACAGTCAGTACAGAGAGTTCTAACAAATATGGGACTGTTTCATTTCTTGCTCGACCAGAAGGTGGTGTTTTTAATGTCAAAGATAAGTTTATTATGTCTCAAGATGTTTATCATCAAGAGTTTACTTTTCCTTTAAAATTTGAGGAAAAAACAGATTTTGAGGTCAGAGCTATAGCAAGTTCATCAAATGCAGATTTAGCAGTATCAGCTGGTCTTGATATTGTTTATATACAAAATAGACCATTTCCAGAGTAATTATGGCACAACCAAGAAAAGGTAAAGCAAGAGTAAAAATAACTGCAAGCGGTAAAAGAGTAAGTTACGGCCAAGCAGGTAAAGCTAAAGGCGGTGGTCCTAGAGTAAAACCAGGCACAAAAAAAGGTGATGCTTATTGTGCACGATCTTTGGCACAAAAGAAAAAACACAAAAAGGCTGCAAAGAATCCTAACTCTCCTTTAAATTTATCAAGGAAGAGATGGAAGTGTAGTGGAGCTAAATCCAGAAGAAAATAAATATAAGGAGAAAATATGAGTTTTTGGGAAAAAGTAGGAAATTTTTTTGGCTGGGTAAAAGTCAGAAATCGTGATGAAAATGGTCGATATGTTGCAGATGACAAGTCGACACCAGAGAACGAAGCATATAAAATGGTTCATAAAGATTTGGTTAAAAAACCAAAACGAAAGTATAAAAAAAGGAAGGTTAAATAATGGCTATAACAAAAACAACAGCGATTCAAAGATTAGAAGTCTACCCACCTGCTGATAGCTCGGCTGCTGATACAGCAAATGCCAAGCATGAAACAGTCATGGTAGTGTATGAGGACACGCTAGATGATACTGCTTATGCAGATTTGCCAGTAGTAGCAACAAGCGTTGAACATCTGAGCAAGGATGTTGTAGATGGTGGTGATGCTACAGATTATTCAGGTGAACTACAATTAGTTCAAGATGTCTGTGGTGCTATCTGGGCATAAGTGTACGAATATAAGTGCAAAGTATTAAAAGTTGTAGACGGCGATACAGTAGATGTACTCGCCGATCTCGGCTTTAGTATCTTTCACAAGTGTCGTGTCCGTTTATACGGTATCGACACACCAGAGTCTAGAACTCGTAATTTAGACGAAAAAGCTAGAGGTAAGCTAGCATCAAAATATCTTAAAGATTCTGTCGAAAGTGCAGATGAACTTATTCTTAGAAGCGAACTAAAAGATTCTAAAGGAAAATATGGTCGTGTATTAGGTACTTTACTGGCAGATGGCTTGGATCTTAATAAATCAATGGTTGCCCAGCATTTAGCAGTTCAATATTTTGGTCAAAGTAAAGACGATGTTGAGGCAGAGCACATGTTAAATAGACAAAAACTAATAGACTCAGGCGCTTATACTCCAGATACTGAGGTATAATAAAAATATGGCTGGTAAAAAAGACGCATGTTACCACAAGGTAAAATCTAGATATAAAGTCTGGCCTAGCGCTTATGCTAGTGGTGCTCTTGTAAAGTGCCGAAAAGTTGGCGCTAAAAATTGGGGTAACAAATCTAAGAAAAAGATGTCTACAGGTGGCCCTGTTACCGTTGTTGCTCGTGGTTTTAGTAAATTATTACCAGGCAAACGAAGGAAGACTAGACTTGGCTAAAGAAGGATTACGCAAATGGTTTAGCCGTAATAAAGGCAAAGGTTGGGTTGATTGTAAAACAGGTAAACCTTGTGGCAGGCAAAAAGGCGAGAAAAGAAAAGGCTATCCTGCTTGTCGACCAACTATGGCACAATGCACATCAGCAGCTAAAAAGAAAAAAGGACCAGCAAGAATTAGTTGGCAAAAAAAAGCAGGTGGTGGCTTTATAGCTAAAGGTTGTGGTAAAGTAATGAATGACCGTAGAAAGGTCACAACAATGAGTTAATTATGTTTAAAAGAACAAAAGGTTACAATATGGGTGGTTCCGTTAAAAAAACCAAAGGTTATTCAATGGGTGGAGCTGCGAAAAAAACCAAAGGCTATTCTATGGGCGGAGCTGCAAAAGGTACTAAAGGTTACGCACGTGGCGGTAAAGTTTAATAATTGCCTAATTTAATAAGTAATATTCCACATTTCAAAGCGTGGGTTAGAAGAGAATTCACATGCAACCATATGCGCTATCAAGGCGAGTTTTTGCATGCCTACGTAATAGCAGTCAACACCATTCCTGATAGGTCATTAAGTTTTCAAGTAGTTTTTACTGGTTGTGAGATCGATAGAGATGATTGGGAAGAAGGCAACATCCATGGTGGTGC